CTGCTTTTGGAAAATGGCGATTTCTGCCTTCTTGAAAGTGGTGATAAAATCTTACTATAATGGCAGATCAAAAAATATCCCAATTAGCGACCATTGTCACGGTAGACAACGCATCCGATTTGTTTCCGATTGTTGATACATCGGCAGCGGAGACAAAGAAAATCACACCATCAGCGTTGAAAACTGCATTGGCGTTGAATAATGTTGACAACACAAGTGATGCGAACAAGCCTGTTTCAAGTGCAACTCAATCAGCATTAAACGCCAAACAAGATACACTTGTAAGCGGAACAAATATCAAGACCGTAAACGGCACATCAGTACTTGGAAGCGGAAACATTTCTATAAGTTCGGCAGTTGCTTGGGGTGGGGTTACTGGTACTTTGTCAAACCAAACCGATTTGCAAACTGCGCTTGATGGCAAAGTTGATGAGAATTCATCAATCACCGGTGCAACCAAAACGAAGATCACTTACGATGCCAAAGGTTTGGTAACTGCCGGGGCAGATGCAACGACCGCAGACATCGCAGATTCAACGAATAGGCGTTATGTAACCGATGCACAATCTACGGTAATCGGAAACACAAGCGGAACGAATACGGGTGACAATGCAACCAATTCGCAGTATTCGGGTTTGGCAACGAGTAAGCAAGATACTTTGCTATCAGGCACAAACATTAAGACCATCAACAGCACTTCTCTTTTGGGTAGTGGTAATGTCGCAGTTGAGCCAACAATAACCGCCACAACTTCAGCAGATTACTACAGAGGAGACAAAACATTTGCAACCCTTAACAAGGCTGCGGTAGGTTTGGGCAATGTAGACAATACTTCGGATGCAAACAAACCCGTATCAACAGCCACACAAACGGCACTTGATGCAAAGACGAACAAACTGATTACCACCAACAGACAGACCGCTTCATATACTTTGGTTTTGAGTGATGCGGACAAATTGGTTGAGATGAATGTGGGGAGTGCAAACAACTTGACAGTCCCTTTGAATAGTTCAGTTGCATTTAGCACAGGCACACAGATTCTTTTGGCACAATATGGGGCAGGTCAAACTACCATCGTGGCAACAAGTGGTGTAACAATCCGTAGCAACGGGGCAAAGTTAAAACTCAACGCTCAGTATTCAGGGGCGACCTTGATTAAGATTGATACGAATGAGTGGTATTTATTTGGAGATATAGCATAATGATTTTAGCAAGTCACGGATTAATAGCATCTCAAATCCAATCCTTTGTGGGTTTGTTAGATACTTACCCAAACGCTGCGGCTGCTTATTCAGTTCGTAAATTAAGGGCTGCATATACGGGTAGTGCAATTCAAGTGAGGAGGTCAAGTGATAACGATGTACTTAACATTGGATTTACCGCATTGGGCAACCTTGACGAATCCTCATTAACTTCTTTTTGTAGTGGCACAAATGGATTTGTTACAACTTGGTATGACCAAAGTGGGAACGCAAATAATGCAAGCCAATCAACCGCAGCAAATCAACCGCAAATAGTTAGTAGTGGAAGTGTGATAAATGTAAATGGAAAACCGTCACTACAATTTGATGGCACTAACGATGAATTTTCTTTGTCTTCAACAATTACAACATCAATTTACAGCAACTTTGTAGTATTGAAAAAAACAGGAACAGGTACAATAGTGATTCCATCGGGATTAAATAATGGTCAATTAACTGGTGCTTGGTCTGATGGTAATTTATATGAAAACAACGGTACATCATTTGTAAGTGTTCCATATACAAACGATACTAACCAAAATTTATTTAGTGTAATAAAAAATGGTGATACACTATCAGATTTTTCAGCAACTCAAAATGCGTCTACTTTAGGTTCGTATACAGGAACTCCATTTGTTTCTATTACCACCGATAGGCTAGGAGCAAGGTCTGGAACTTATTCTAATGGTAATCTTCAAGAAATCGTGCTTTACTCATCAAATCAATCCTCTAACCGCACTGGAATTCGAACAAACATAAATACTTACTATGCAATTTACTAAAGGTTATCAATATATTACAGAACAAGAAGCAATCAACGCCCGTGAGTTGTGTAATGCTTACTACGGCATCCCCGTTGCACCCGATGACATTACACAAAATTGGGTTGACTATCAGTTTGCAGAATTGAACACACCGCAATTTTGGTATATTGTTTTTGATGAGTCACTCACGCCAATTCTCGGAACACCGAGTGAGTTTGAAGTTGTAACACCCCCATTCCCATACTAATGAAAAACCTCAATGACACCACCGCAGCAATCGCCACCGCCATCACGGGTTCATCAGCGGTCATCACGTTCGCTCAAATTTATCAACCTTTGGTTACCTTTGGCGTGGGGATTCTTGGTATTATTTCGGGTATTTTGGCAGTTATCTATTGGACTAAAAAAATCAATCGCATCAAATGACCGTAAAAAAACCATCCGCAAATCCGCTACCAATTAGCTTTGATCAATTCCGCAAGAATCCAGTTGCTGGAGTTGCGTTCCTCGCTTTGGTTGGCGTGAGTTATTTATACTATGACGTGAAGAGTTCGTACACCGAGCAACTTGAAAACTCAAACAAGAAAATTGAAGCGTTGGATTTGAAAATTGACCGTCTTGGATATGCCTTGAAAAAATCCGATTCCGCATTGGCTGCCGCTATCACAGAACTTCGCATCATTAACACCGTCAAAAAATTATGAGATACTTAGTTATTTTGTTTTGCGTATTTATCGCAGCGATTGAGATTGCCTTCCCTGTTGGTGCAGTTACCACACCTCCCATTGATGAGGTGGAAGCGATGTTGAAAAAGGTTGAATCAAATCTTCGTCAAGCATCCGCAGTTGTATCCGTGGCAAAAGCCAAAGGAGAACAAATGGTTGAAGGCAAGGTGCAAGAGAAAGCCGAATTGAAAGAAGCCGTGGTATTGGCTGAGAAGAAAGCGGAAGCCGTGGTTGAACAGATGCACGTGATAGAGGACAAAATGGAAGTGTACGCAGTCAAAATGGTAGGTGCTGGACTTGATACCACAACTCAACCCGTTCAATTCAAAGGTGAGATTTACGATGCGTATTTGAACTATGTGAGCGAAGGTGGAAAAGAAGAGTTTGACTATTTTAGAATGTATATATGGGGGCAAAAGTAAACATCACCTCATTCCGTGCTAAACCAAAAAACAAATTAGGTCGGCACACCAAACACAAGAACAAACACAAGAGTTCCAAACCATATAAAGGACAAGGAAAATGATAGACAAAATCAAAGTAGCAATGAAGGCGAAGGGATATGCCTTTTTTGAAAATGGTGATTACAACATCAACATCATCGGTATTCGCAACTCGGATACAGGTAACAAAGTGACAAACGTCTTTGATGACTTCCTCACCGTGAGTTACAAAATAGGCGATGTGTGGCACTTCAAAAAATGGATGGCTACCACAGACCCCGGCACAAAGGGAGTGAAGGAATTTCACAACGCACAAGGAGTGGCTCGTCTTGTCCCTGGTCAATATCGTGGCAGTCACGCTATCGGTTTACATCAGGGGAAATACGAAGCGTTGAAACAAGCCAAACCCGTGAAGGTTTATCGTGATGCCAACAAGGATATGACCTACGACACCAAGACAATCACAGAAGGTGTTTACGGCATTAACATTCACAAGGCTGGAGCAGATTCAACCTACGTGGAGAACTGGAGCGAGGGATGTCAGGTGTTCAAAAAGTCCGCAGATTTTGACGAGTTTATGTTGCTTGTGAAAAAGGCTGCGACATTGCACGGCAATTCATTCACATACACGTTATTAGAAAGCAAAGATTTATGAAGTTCTTAGATTTTTTCAAAGGTGACAAAGGAGAAGCATCATCCAAAAGATTCGTTGGCATCATCGGTGCTTTTGTTTTGTTTGGCACTATGGCTCACAATTCTCTTAGTCCTGCTGACATTGTACCTTCTCCCGATTTGGTTCACGCAGTTGAATTCATCGTGATTGCTTGTCTTGGATTCACATCTATTGACAAGTTCTCAAACAAAAAAGATTGATTGCTATTTGATAGAGATGATATTCCAAAGATTAAACTTTCACGATAACAAACTGCCTGTTTTCAAAGAGAACAAAGCAAAGGGATTCGTGACTTTTGGCGCTGACAATCTCTATCCTGACTTTCTCATTGAGTTATTCAATAAATCACCCAAGCACAATGCCATCGTTTCTGCAAAAGCATCATATGTTGCTGGAATAGGTACGGAGGTATTTGGTTCCAGTACAGAGGAGATTGCAAAAGCACAAGCCAAACTCAAAAATATAAACGCCTACGAGACCTACGAAGAACTTAAAGCAAAAGTCGCTTATGATGCCGAGTTGTTCAACGGGTTTGCAGTTGAGGTGATTTGGAACAAGGCAAAGACCGCACCTTCTGAATACTATCACATCCCTTTCAAGAATGTCCGCAAAGGTCTTGAAGGTGATTATGTGTATTGTGCTGACTGGACAGATAACAAAGCGGAGAAAATCCATTATCAACCATACAACCCAATCACAAGGGAATCAAAGCAAATATATTATTGCCAATTTTACCGTCCAGGACAAGGCGAATACCCCTTACCGGATTATGTTGGTGCGTTGAAATACATTGAAGTTGACACCGAGATATCCAATTACTATTTGAATAGCATTAAAAATGGATTCACGGCACAAACACACATCCAGTTATTCAAAGGAATCCCAACACCTGAAGAAGCCCGTCAAACTGCTCGAAGATTCAAAGAGAATTATCAAGGCACGGACAATGCCGGTGGGTTAATTATTCAGTATAACGATCCGACAGAGAAGGAATCTGTTATCAGCAACCTTCAACCATCGGATTTTGACAAGCAATTTGACTTGTTGAATAAGACCGTTCAACAAGAAATCTTTGTTGCACACAAGGTCAACTCTCCAATGTTGTTTGGAGTTCGTGTGGAAGGACAATTAGGTGGTCGTAGCGAGTTAATTGAAGCCTATGAGATGTTCCATCACGCCTACATTGAACCCCGTCAACAAAAGATTGATGACACCTTTGCTTACTTGCTTGAACCTATCGCATCTGTTCGTTTAGAAACCATCAACAAACCACCAATCGGTCTTGACTATCAGGCGTTGTTTACCGCTGGAGTTATCACCAACGAAGAAGCGAGAAAGGAACTTGGGTTGCCATTGATTACTGATGTGAAGCAATCATCTTTGAACGATGCCATCAATGCTTTGAGTCCGTTGGTTGCAAACAATGTGTTGTCAAATATGACCATCAACGAGAAACGCCAATTGGCAAATCTTCCACCGATTGCTGGAGGAGATTCATTGCCATCCGCTGCACCCGTTGCCCTATCAAAACAAAATCCTTTTGGATGGGACGATGAAAGAGACATCAAAGTATTTCAACAATATGGTGAAAGTGCAGACAACTTTGAAGCCTACAAGTTTGAGTTCGTGGATGCCGTTGAAACTGCCATCTTGAATGTGTTAAAAGAGAATAAAGGTCTGCAAGTTGGAGACATTGTGAACATCACTAAACTGGATGCAAAGGTTGTCGCTGATGCCATTGCTAAACTTGCCAAAGCGGAGTTAATCAAATCATACGAGGATGGTCTTGAAACAACCCCGAAAGGAGTTGAAGAGGTAAAGAGATTGCAAACCGAGATTGTCGTTCGTTACAAATACGGGTTAGCCGCTGGGATTGATGGACCAATGATCATCCCCGGTTCAAGAGATTTCTGTCGTCAAATTGATGGAAGCAATCGTGTATATTCAAGGGAGGACATTAACGCAATGTCTGCACAACTTGGTTACGATGTATGGAAGCGGAGAGGTGGTTGGTATCACAACCCCACATTGGATGTGAACACCCCACAGTGTAGACACATTTGGCAACAACAATTATTAAGGAGAATCAAACGATGACCAATTTTGTATATTTCATTTCAACCACTTATCTCAAAGACAACACACCTTTGAATGAGAATGTTGACGATAAATTGCTGAAATCAGCAATCAAAGAAGCTCAAGAAATCTACATCCGTGATGTGATTGGTTCAGGCATTTACAATGAGTTGCAAGTACAGGCATTCGCTGGGACATTAACCCAGTTGAATACTACCCTTTTGGAT